TCCAGCCGCCCACGCTGAAGCCGTTGCTCGAGGCGGTCGACTCCTTCTGCACGTTGATGATCCGGCCCAGGTTGTGGCTGCCGGCGACGCCGTCCTTGTACTGGCTCACGCCGGCCGGATTTGCCGACGCGCCGCGCGCCACCTCGACGACGCCGCTCGCGCTGTAGAAGTGCCAGTCGTCGCCGGGGTCGAAGTACCAGAACGCGACCGTCCAGCCGTCGAGCGTCGGATCCCATCCGACGTTTTCGGCGCCGAGCCCGGAGCCCTCGAGATCCTTGCGCATGATGCCGAAGCGGTGCTCGGGGTTGATGCCGAAGTAGCTGCTGCCGTTGACGCGCAGGTGCCCCGCGCCGCGCTTGGGCGAGCCCGTCTGCCGCGTGACGGACGCGGGTGACTGGTTGTCCCGCACGCCCGCGAGCGAGTAGCGCCACCAGTCGGGATCGTCGAAGGACCAGCCCTGCCCGAGCCCGCCGAGCAGGCGCTTCCACGCGATGTACCGGTCCCACCGCTGCGGCGTCGACGTGAAGCGCCACCGACGCTTCTCGCCCGCACGCGACTCGAGCAGCGTGCCGTCGACGGCGACGTCCTCGATGTCGCCGACGAAGAGCGCCGCCTCCTCCCACGTGTCGCGCGCCACCGGGAGCGCGATGCCGTTGACCGCTGCGAACGCCATCTAGTTGGTCCTCCGGCGGTTGGCCCGCGGGCTGCCCGTGCGGAACGGGTGCCCGTTGCGCGCCGTGTTCCGCATGCGCTCGAGGTCGGTGTCCATGCTGCCCGAGCTCAGGAAGTTCTCGATGATCACGGTCGTCGTGCGGCCGCTGCCTCCGTGCACGATCGGATTCCGACCCGCCGCATCCGCCGACGCGAACTCCGCGCCTGCGACCTTGAAGCCCGTCGGGACGTTGGTGAGCGTTCGCTCGAAGCTGGCGTTGAAATCGCGCATGGTCGTGCTGACGTCGCCCATGCCCGAGACAAAGTCGTCCGTGGCGCTCGCCTCGGCGCGCGCATCGATGAAACTCAGTTCCCGCACCGCCGCGAGGCCCTCCACCATCGCGACGAGTTGCTCGCTCGTCGCACCGAAGAGCGGGGCGAGGACCAGCGCGATCTGAATGAGCACCTCGGCGAGGAACTTCAGGCCGTTGAAAAACAGCTCCATCAGCTTGCCCTGCAGCAGCGCGTCGGCGAACGGCTCCATGGCCTGCACGACCTTGTCGAAGAGCACGCCGAGCGTCGCCTGCACCTCCGCGAAGCTCTCGGTACGCATGACGAGAAACGCCAGCGCGCCGCCGAGCACCGCGACGATTGGAATGATGGGGCCAAGGACCGCGCCGAAGACGCCAAGCAGGGGCGCGACCGTCGCGAGCATGAACCCTGCGCTGGCCGCCGCGCCTACCGCCGCGGCGAGCTCGGCGAAGGGGCCGAGCAGGTTCTCGGCGATCTGCTGCAGCGGGCCGAGCACCTGCTGCAGCCCCTCCATCAGCGCCGACGCGATGAGCCCGGCGCCGCCGCCCGCGACCGCGCCGACGAGGGCGGGGGCGCCGCCGCTCATGATCCCGACGGCCTCTACCGCCTGTCGGTCCTCGATGCGCTGCGCCACCGCGGCGCGCTCGGCGTCGCTGGTGCCAGGGATCGCGTTCAGTCCGCCGAGCGAGACCGGTGCGACCGACCCGCCGAAGCCCCCGAGCACCGCCGGCATCGGCGAGCCTGGTGCGGTGTTGCGCGCGTCGAGGATGTGCTGCGGGATCTGCGGGCCCGCCTCATACGCCGCCGCAACCATCTCTTCGTAGTCGCGCAGCGCCGCCGCCGCGGCGCTCGCCTCCTCGGCCTGCCGCCGCATCGCCGCGGCGTGCGCCCGCGCGGCCTTCTCGGCCTTGTCGGTCTCTTCCTTGCTCTCGGTCGTGGCCTTTGTGACGAGCTTGAACGTGCCGACCAGCCCGGTAGAGGCCGCGTCGACGGCCTTCACCGCCTCCTTCGCCTCCTCCGCCTCGCCGAGGTCGAAGAACTCGATCGCGCGTTGCGCCTGCTGCTCGCCGCCGAGCCCCATACGCTCGAGCAGCGGGGAGAACGGATTGAGCTGGTCGATCGCCTTGCCTGCGTTGCGCAGCGCGATCTGCGCGAGGTTGTCAAAGCTCTGCTCGGTGATGTTCAGCAGCGCATTCAGGTCCTGCACGCTCTGCTGCACGTCGCGGAGAAAGCCGCCCAGCGGGCTGTTGACGAGCATCCCGATCGTCTCAACGACGTCGCCCAGGTCGTTGTTGAGCTGCTGCCACGCGCCGTGCCCGGTGGTCGCCATCTCCTGCGCGGTCCCGCGGAAGCGCTGATCGAGCTGCTCGGTGAGGATGCGGACGCGCTCGGCCTGGTCCGCGTGCTTGAAGAGCTCCTTTGTGGTGTCGTCGAGCGCGACGCCGTAGCGGCTGAGGCCGCCCACCTGCCCCGTCATCGCGCGACCGACGGCCTGCGCGGCGGTCGCCATGTCGACGCCCATGAACGCCGCCATGTCCTGCACGCGCGGAATCAGCGCCACAAGCTGGTCCTCGGTGGTGCCGAAGGTCTGCAGCAGCGCCGCCATCTTCAGCGTCGCCTCGTCGCCGAACGTCGTCACCTGCTGCAACTCGCTCGCGAGCTCTTTGATGCGCGCGGCGCTCACGGCCTTGCCGGTGTTCTGGATCGCGAGCTCGAGCCGGCGCTCGGCGAGAATCTGCGTGTCGTAGGCCTCGGCCGCCTTCAGAACACCCGCGGCGAGGCCGGTGAAGCCAGCGAGGGCGCCCAGCGCGGCGCCGTGCACCGCCTTCAGCGATGCGCCCAGCGTGCGGGTCTTCCCGTCCACCGCGTCGATCTGGCGGGCCGTCTGCTGCGCCTCTCGGCCAAGGCGGTCCATCGCCGACGCCTGCCGCGTCGTTGCGGCGGTCGTCTCGCGCGCCTCGCGCTGCAGCCCGCCCTGGGCGCGCTCCACGCGCTCCATGCGCTGCAGCAACTCGTCGATCGTGCGCCGGAGGCCCGAGCCATCGCCAACGAAACGCGCCTCGATGGTGTTGACGATGGTCACGGCTCGCCCCCACTCCACCGCTCGAAGTCGGCGCGGGCGCGGTCGTCGCGGTCACGCTCCCATCTCGCGCGCGCATCCTCGGCGCCGTCGCCGAAGAACAGCGCGTCGCCGAGATCGTCGTCGTCCTCGCCCATGATCTCGGCGACGCTCGAAGAGACCCCGTTCACCTGCCGCAGCGTCGCCACGATCGCCGCTGCCCGCCGGTCGCGCGCCCGCTCTCCCTCGGCCGCGCCGGCGACGAGGTCGGCGAACTCTCCAGGGGTGGCGGGCCACATCATGTCGTCGGGTCTCCATCCAAACCGGCCGCACAAGCGGACGCAGAGCCCGAAGTCCGGCCAGCCGTCGTCGTCTACGCGCCGTCCGGCGCGCTCTCTTCCCCCGGCGCCGCTGCGGGCTCCTCCTTCGGCTGTAGCCGCACGTAGGCGCGGTTCACCGCGATGAGGACCGCCCGGCCGAGCTCGGAGTAGAGAGACGGCTCCTCCTCGAGCCACGCCTCGACGTGGTCGGGCGTCACGCGCTGCTCGTGCAGCAGGCCGCACGCGACCAGGATGCAGAGCGAGTCGAGGTCGAGGTCGACGACGACGTCGCGGAGCTTGCGCGGATAGAGCTGCTGGTGCGCTCGGCGCAGCGCCTTGATCGTGAAGCGGAGCGCGTGCTCTTTGCCACGCGCCGAGAACGCGGTGTCGTTCGCGGGGTCTCCCACCGCCTACCTCCGGGTCTACTGGGTGTCGCGCGTCGGAGCGCCGGTGCCCTTGACCGTGACCGCGTACTTCGCCCCTTCGGTCGACTGGCCGGCGTACTCGATCGAGATCGATCCCTGCCCGCGCACTTGGCGATCGCCGCTGTTGTCGCCGCGCGGCCGCAGCCGATAGAAGAGCTGCGTGCCCGCGAGGGCCGAGGCCCAGAGCGCCTCCTGCCCCGTGGCCGCCTCGTCGGCGATCATGTCGAAGGTGAGCTCCCAGCTCAGCCACGTGACGACGTCCGATTCCCACCCGCCATCGTCGTTGTTCGACGTGTCGGCGGTCTTGGTCGTCACGCGAAGGCGCGCGTTCTGGATCTTCTCGACGTCGGTGTACGCGCCCCCGAGGGTCGTCGACGTGGCGATCTCTTTGATGCGTGCCGCGAAGGATCCGGCGGTGGCCATGGGCTATCCCTCCTGCGCCGAGGTCGGCGGGAAGTTGTGCGAGCAGGCGAGGCAGAGCAGCTGCCCGTCGCCGGCGTCGGTGAGCTTGGTGGCGCCACAGTTGGGGCACGCGAAGGCGCTTGGCGCCGCAACGACGGTCGTGAGCTCGAAGCTGAGCTTCAGCGTCTGCTCGCCGTCCTCGGCAGACAGCGCGGTTACGACCGCGGCGCCGTCGCGCAGCATGTCGAGCGCGTCGCCGAAGACCCGCAGGGCCACGTCGTTCAGGACGGTCACGCGACGACCCCCGGCGAGCCCGGGTAGCGAGGCGAGGCGCGGAACTCGCCACCCGAAGCGAGCGCGCGGCCAGCGTCTTCGGCGACACGAAGCGCCATGCCCGGCGCTGCCTCGTCGATCGCCGAGCTCAGAAACTTCCAGCGCCCGCGCGGGTGAGGCCGATCGATTTCGTGGTTCACCCACGCATGACCAGCGGAGTAGCCGCCGAGCACGTCGAAGCGGTCGCCCAGGACCGTCGGAGACCCGCGCCACCGCGAGCGCTTCAGCGACCCGCGCTTTTCGGGCGTACGGTCGCCGGCTGCGTCGAGCGCTCGATCGAACGCGGCCGCGTACGCCTCGGCAACGCTGGTCATCGCGCGCGAGCGGTAGCTTCGCAGCCACCGCTCGAAGCGCTCGATCCCCTGAATCTCGACGACGCCAAACACCCGCCCAGCGTCGCCGACGATCAAGCTGCCTCAGCCCGCGTGCCGGACAACGTTGTCCGCTCAGCCGTCGAACCAGATCGACACGTTCAGCGAGTAGTAGCGGTCGGTCACGAGCTCGGGCGCGCCGTCGCAGCGCAGGTCGAAGTAGGCGGCGCCCGAGCTGGCGCCTGTGAACGCGCCCGACAGGTGCAGCGCGTCGTAGTCGGCGAGGGCCTGCACGCGCGCGGCGGCGCGCCCGCCGTCGCTCTGCGGGTCGAAGCGGCGCAGCACCTGCGCGCGCATCATGCGCCACTGGCCGTCGTTGTGGATGTCCTGCACCTCGCCGAAGGCGCGCACGAACACGTGGTCGAGGCCGAGCTCGCCGTCGGGCGGCAGCTCCGGCCCCGCCGTGATGTCGGCGTCCGCGCCCGACGTGGTGAAGACGCCGGGCCGCAGCGCGCCGAGGCGGGCGATCAGGTCCGCCTCGACGTCGGGGGTCACGACCGGCAACGGCATCAGGAGCCCTGCGCGATCATCCGGTACTGAGCGATCACGCCCTCGACCTCGTGCGGCACCGGCACGCCGCCGAAGGTGAGCTGCTGCCCCTCGTAGGTCCGCGAGCGCGCGCGGTAGTCGGTCCCGCGGCCGCGCCAGCGCGACGCTACGAGCAGCACGCAGGCGTCCTCGATGTCGGCCGGGAGCGTGCGCGCTGCGCCGGAGAACAGCCCGTCGGCGTTCTGCTGCGGCGTCACCCACCCGCCGTTGTAGACGACCGTGATCTCGCGGTCCTCGCTGCCGGGGAGAGCCGGCGAGCTGATCGCGCGCAGGCTCTCCGCCGACCAGGACCAGCCGCCCGCGCGGTAGAGCACGCCCGGGATCCCGGAGGCGATGTCGCGCAGCTCGTAGTCGCTCGAGGACAGCGCGGCGCCGTTCACCGTGACGGACGTGACCGCCACGACCGGGCGCCGGCTCAGGATGATCTCGTTGTAGCCGTAGCCCGCCTTCTTCTCCGATATCGCGTCGGCGCGCTCGAAGATGCGGTCGCACTCGCGGGCGAGGAACGCGCTCGCCGCGTCGATATAGCGCTCGGCGCGTGCGTCCTGCGCGGCGCCGTCGCTCGTGAGCTTCAGCTCATCGAGGACGGTCGCGAGCGTCGTGAGCGCGTTGGAGGCGACCGCCACGGGCTACCCCCGCGTGCGAGGCGCGGCCGCCGGGCGCCGGCGCACCGCGGGCTTGTCGGCCTCGGTCTCCGGCGCCTTGGCCTTCGCCTTCTCCTCGGCCGCGGGCTCCACCGGGACCAGGAGCTCGCCGTCGGGGCCCGCGTTGATGCGCGCCGCCTGCTCCTCGGGGAAGCTGCAGACCTCCCCGCCGTTGTAGGGCGGGAAGGGCTTAGCGACCCGGTAGAGCTTCACCGCCATCAGACCGAGCCCGCCGGGGACACGGTCAGGCCGGCCATCGCGAGCACCGCCGCGACCGTCGCGACGTCCGTGCCCGAGGCCGAGAGAGTCGGCTCGATCTGCACGCGCACGTAGCGCTTGTACGAGCTGAGGTCGAGCGCGAGCTCGTAGAGCCCGGTCTCGGTGGTGCCGCCGCCGCCGCCGGTCAGCGTCGTCACGACCGCCGCCGCCGCGAGGTGCGTGGTGTTGTCGGCCATGTCGCCGCCGCCGACCGCGTCGCCGTCCTGGATCGTGACCTGGACCGTGAGCGTCTCGGCCGCCGCGAGGGTCGCCTTCGACGCGACGAAGAGCTTCGCGCTGTGCGCGTCCTGGCGGTCGATGACGAGGCCGTTGACCTCGAGGCCGTCGCCGGCGGCGCCGGCCGTCACGGTCGGGATGATGAGCGCCTGAGCGCCGTTGAGGAGCTTCCCGATGCTGCGCGGGCTGATCATGTTCTCTCTCCCTCACAGGCGCGCGCGCGCCAGGTTCAGACAGGCGAGCCAGAGCCGGCCTAGTAGGTGCCCCAGTCGATGGACGTGACGATCACGACCTCTTTGCCGCGGTAGAGCGCGCCGAAGTCGTGGCCCTGGGCGGCCGCGATGACGACCTCGCGGTTCGTGATGCCGCTGGCGATGTTGCCGCTCGAGTCCTTGTAGGCGCCGCCGTCGTAGGCCTCGACCTCGAGCGCCATGCTCTCGGCGATGGCCAGCGAGCCGAAGTGCGCGTAGTAGAGCTCGGTCTTGTTGCCGGTGCCGTTGCCGGCCGCGTCGCCCGCGAGGTTCTGCGGGATCTGCGTGCTCATGCGGTAGGGCGCACCGTAGAACGTGCCGCCGCGCACCTCGGGGAAGACCTCCTGCTCGGAGGTCGCGCCGCGCTTGGACATGAGCCCGAACGCGGTGCGGGGCTTCATGATCCAGCCCGGCCGGTCGGCGGGCACGTTCTCGTCGATCGGCAGGCGCATCGCCTTCAGGGCGGTCGCCGTGATCTCGAAGACGTCCGGCGCGCCGGACTCGGTGCGGTCGAAGCTGTGCGCCTCGCCGGTCGCCGACTCCGCGGCGCCGATCTGCTCGGCCCAGTACTTCATCCCCCGCGGGGTGTGAGCCGTGCCGTCGCCTCGGATGAAGGCGAGATCCTCGCGAGCCGCCATGCGCGCCGCCAGGTGGCGCCGCAGGAAGATGTCGACCGCGTAGCTCGACTCGCGCGCGAGCTCCTTGCTGATGGCGATGACGCCCTGCAGGATCTTGCGCGTGAAGACGAGCAGCGCGTCGGTCGGGCTCGACTCGTTCGCGCCGCTGTTCTCCCCGACGTACGAGGCCGTCGAGCCCGTGTCGAGGTAGGGGGTGGACATCGTGCCCGACGGCATCGGCAGCACCGACGCGCCGAGCGCGCGGACGACCGCCATCGGGTGCAGGAAGTCGAGCAGCGGGCCCGCGTCGGTCGGGCCGACGAGCGCGCCGCCGGAGCCGAGTACCGCGGTACCGAGCGCGCGGGCGGCCATCTCCCGCTCGTTCTTGTCGCCGCTGTTGAGCGCGTTCATCGCGTCGCGCGTGCCCTCGAGGCGCTCGGCGGTGTGCCGGTCGCCCCAGTTGAGGGCGGTGCGGATGGCGACCTCGAAGTCGACGCGGCCGCTCGAGCCCGCCGAGCACGCGAGGGCGCGCATCATGCGGACGGCGCGCAGGCCGCGGACGTCGTCGAGGCCGATGCGCTCGGCGTCGCGCGGCAGGTGGCGCATGATGGGCACGCGCATGCCGTTGATCTCGATGGTCTCGACGCCGCGGGACGCGCGGCCCTGCTCGATGACCTCCTCGATGGGGATCTCGGCGGGCGCGATCATCGGGCGGCCGCCGTGCAGGCGGTCGAACCACTCGTCGCGCAGCTCGCCGGCGGTGCCGGTGGCGGGGAGCGCTGCGATCTTCGCGTCGAGCTCGGCGACACGCTCGTTGCTCTGCGCGATCTGGTCGGCGACGCGCTCACCGTGCGCGCCGAGCTCAGCCCGGACCGCCGCGAGGATCTGCTGCTGGATGTCGGTCATCTCTGTGTTCCTCCGCCCGATCGGGCTAGCTCGGGCCCACTATCGGGGGGGATCAAGCTGCGAGAGCGCGCCCGCGAGCATGCTCTTGACGTCCAGCGCCGGCGCCATGTCGACCACCGTCCGCGTCGGCTCGCCGCGCGCCGCGGCCCACGCCGCGAGGAGCTCGGGGTTTCGCACGCCGGCGTCGAGCACCTGGGCGACCACGTCCGCGACCGCGTCGGTGGCGAGCCCGCGGATGCGCGCCTCGGTGAGCGCGCGCGGGTCGGCGCCGATGTTCACCGGCGAGGCCTCCCACAGCGCCTGCCGCACGGAGTCGCGCGCGCGGTCGGCGTCGTCGCCGAGCTCGTCGCGCTCCTGGTCGCTGAGCTCGGCCTCGGCGTCCTCGAGCACCTCGAAGCCCACGGAGACCGCGAAGCCGAAGCGGTGGGCGATCTCGCCGATCTCCCACGCGAACTCAGCATGCCGCGAGGGCGTGCCGTCGAAGGAGCGCGGGAGGAAGACGCCCAGCGCGCGCAGGCCGTCCTCGGCCGGGTCCTTCATCACCCAGTGGCCGATCTTCGGCTTGCTCGGCGCGCAGATCCCGCCGTCGTGCGCCCAGAGCATCACCGGGTTGCTGCGGAAGCGGCTGTCGAGGTCCCAACCCATCGGGTTGAGCTTCAGCAGGTCCTTCTTCACGCGGTTCCCGGTGCTGAGCAGGAAGGGCACGACGCGTCCTTCCTTCGCGATGTCGTCGCCGAGCTGCGCGCGCACGAGCTCGAGGTCGGCCTCGGACACCTGCGCCGGACGCCCGTCCGCGTCACGCTCGCGCGCGCCGGCCTGCATCCAGAGCGGCAGACCGTTCAGGGTGCCCTTCTCGGCGAGGTGCTCGAACGCCTGGTCGCGCGTCACGTAGGTGTGAAAGGTCATCGTCAGACTCCTGCGACCGTCAGACGCGGGGCGTCGCGGTCATCGTCGGCGGGCTCGGCCGCTTCGGGTTGGTCGGGGAGCGGGATCGAGGGCGCGCCGGGCGCCTGGTAGTACTCGTCGCCGTCCTCGCGGGGCTGCGCGCCGCCGCGCTGGCGGATCTCGTTCACCGTGAAGGCGCCGGGGAGCGCGACCATCACCTTGCGCTCGGCCTCGGCGTCGGCGGGCACCGGCGAGAGGTAGTCGAGCACCAGGTCGCGCCCGTAGTAGGGCACGAGGCGGCGCTGCTTCTCCGCGCGGAAGCGCTCCGCCATCGGCACAGTCGAGTAGCGCGCGAAGAGGACCTCCGCGGCGTCGATCGTCGAGCGGTTCGCGTTCTCGAGCACGCCGAGGAGCTCGGGGGGCACGCCGAACACCTGCATCACGCTGTCGCGGCCGAGCCGGCGGACGTCCACGTACTGGCTCTCCACCATCGTGTGGCTCAGGTGCTGTGCCTGGAACTTCTGGTTCACGAAGTGCGTGCGGCCGTGGCGCGCGGGCCCGCGGTGGCGGTCCTCGAACTCGGTCGAGAAGCCCTTGAGCGCCTCCGCGCTCACGCCCTCGAGCGCGACGATGAGCTCAGGCGCGGCGCGGTTGTAGAAGCGCGCCTTCGCGGTCGTCGCCGCGTATTCGTCGGTCTCGAGCTCGTCGGCGAGCGCGCGCGACGTGCCCACGCCGCGCCCCGCGTAGGGGTCGAGCGGGTCGTGCTGCCGGACCCAGAGCACGCGCTTGGCGCTCTTCTCGGTGCGCGCGCCGCCGGGCGGCTCCACGACGAAGGTCTGCCGCTCGGGCGTCGGCGTCTCCTTCACCCAGGTCGGGACGATGGGCGTCAGAGCGCTCGGCTTGCCGCCGGACAGCGAGATCCCGTCGATCGCCTCGCCGAGCAGGTCCGCGTGCTTGCTCAGCAGCTCCCAGCGGGCGGGCCCGTTCATCGCCGGCGTCGGATCGTCGAGCAGCGCGAGCAGCTCGTGCTCAGGCACGAGCTCGAGGGCGCCCGAGTCGAGGTGTCGGGCGAGCGCCTCGTGCCGAACGCCGTATCCGGCGCGCATCCCGGGCAGCGCGCGCGCCGATCCCCTCTTCGCGCGGTAGACGACCCACTCGACGGACGCGAGCGCCTCAGCGCGGCGCCGGACGACCGCGTGAAGCCACGGGATCGACCCGTAAGCCTTCAAAAGCTCCTCGGAGCCGCGCCGAAGGGGCGATCCGCCGGTCAGGAGTCGGATTTGGGTACCGAGTTGGGCCTCGAGACCCCGCACTCGACGCGCAGAAATCCAGCCCCGGAAGCGGTCGAGCAGGCCCACGCGGGCCAGCGTCGCAGCCGATCAAGCTGCGATCCGGGGCGGACAACGTTGTCCGGTTCCGGCTGCCGGCCCCTCGTGGGGGCGGTGGATCTACCCGCGGTGTGAGCGCCCC